TAAAAGATGGTAATGATAGATGGATAGTAGGTATTGAAGTTTTAAACGATATTAATTTTACCGAAATTCACGACCGACTTGAACAACTTGAACGCATTGAGTATACTCCACCAATTACACCACCATTTCCAGCATAATGAGCCTACCAATATCCTTTGAAGAATTTAAAAAGAACCCAATAGCAGCGGTGGCTTTTTGTATGCTTTTAATTGTGGGCTATTTGTACTATGATTCCGAGAATACAAAGAAAGCCATTATATCAAAGTGTGAAAGCGAGAATGTAAAAATGGGCGATAGGCTGCACAAAATGGAACGTCAACAAAAGCAAAGCGATAGTTTATTGGCAGTATATTCCTATGAGATTAAATTTTATTTGAATGCTATCGAGGGCTATTCGCAAACAATACAAAAATGAAAAAAGATACACTTGATTTGATAGGTATATGGCTTGGTGTTGCAACTGGATTTGTTGTGACTATTTTACCACTATTACAATTTATTGCCGTGTGCTTAGCAATTGCGGTATCGATAAAGAAACTATTTTTTAATAAAAAGAAAAATGAAAATATTTGAAATATTCAAAGGTGATAAGGGCGAGTTTTCCTCAAAGCGATTTGTCGGAATTATTGGGGCTTTTGTTTTATTTGGGACGCTTGCGCATAATAGCACCACGCCAACAGACATAGCACCATCAAAGGAATTAGTTGAGGCAGTTGAATGGGTGGTAATTTTAACACTTGGATTCACAAGTATAGATAAGTTTAGCAATGGCAAAAATAACTCAGATCAAAACTCACAGGGTGAAGCCTAAGCGTAAGCGCCCAGGTGTTCACTCAAAAAATAATAAGCCATGCAAAATATACCGAGGACAGGGGCGATAATTATACTTTTGATATTTTTAGTATTCGTTTGGATGCAACCTAAGCCAAAGCCGCCTATTGAATTTCTGCACGATACAGCTTATTTAAAAACAACTGATTCCTTTTATTCGACACGAACTAAAATAATAAAAAAATATGACACGCTATTTATGTATTTTCTCGATTCTCCTTATAGCACCCAACTGCTCGATAGCACAATCCATTTGCATCGACAGCTCGACGCTGAGGGCATCGAATAATTATTTAATAAAAGGACTCAAAGCGCGTGAGCTTAACTCGATTTATAAAAAACAGCGTCACACTGATAGTGTTTATATCGGTGAGCTTAGGGGTGTTATTAAGTCTGAGCTTTCAAAAAACGCTGAGTGTCTGGATGAGAATCACAAAATTAAAAAACAAAACAAAACACTTTGTAGCGTGACCATTGGATCACTAGCGCTCACTATATTATTAATAATTTTTAACTGATATGAAACAAGTTCAAACATATTTAAACAGATTCGGCTGCAATTTAGTAGTCGATGGAATTATCGGCGATAAAACAAAAGCCGAGATTAAAAAATACATTTCTGCTCAGGTTAAAGGGATTACCTGGGTGAGATGCGACGACAAGCTCACAAATACTTTCGACGATTTCGGGGTGGTATGGGTAAATAGTGAGCCTGTAGAGGTGTTCCCTTGCAGCACAACCGCAGGCAGGCATTATGTACAAAATCCGATAACTCACGGCGGAATCAAAGGTACGGCAATCGCTTGTAAACAAGTGGTAAAATATAGCCACACTTTTAAAACCTCTGCGAATTGGAAATCTCTTTGGCTTGGCGCTCCATACTTTCAACAAACGAAAGCTATTAAGATTTATAGAGATGGGAACAAAGATGCTGTGATAGATACAGCAATTACTCAGGAGGGGCTTTTTGGAATTAACTTCCATCGTGCAGGACTTGGCTCATTTGTTGACAAATGGTCTGCAGGTTGCCAGGTGGTGCCAGATAAATATTGGTTTAACATCGTTAAGAATTTTAAGGATGGCGAGAAAATTGATTTCGTTTTAATATGAAAATTGAATGGTGTGACGTTACAAAGAAACTGCCACTTGATGGAGTGGCAGTCTTGACGTCGGACTATGATGTCGCAATTTATGACGGTGAAAATTGGGTTAATTATTGGACTGATTTAATTATCCCTGAGCCTCTGTATTGGTTTCGGATTCCGCCTCTTCCTTGGGAGTAATTAAATTTAAAACATTGTTTGCTTTCACTGGTTGTATATCTTGAATCTCAAATTCCGTGTGCATCCCCATCATAATCTCGGGGGCGTAAAGCCTACCAAAAAATGAAGCCGCTCGATATTTTAACATAAGCTCGGGCATCGTTTGCCATTTAGATCCTGTTTTCTGAAACCAACCTTCTTTTTTTGCCATCTCGATAGTAACCGTTGGCCCATTTAAAACGGCGCCTGTTTCTTTCTCAATAGCTACAGCTCTGCATGATCCTTCACCATCCTCAAATCGAATCGCGGAGAATCGACCGCAGCTATTTAGTGCAGCTATTACAAAAGTCGAGCTCCATGATGGGCGGCCGTGAATGATATGTAAATTCTGCATTACCATCAAAGGGCTCGCACCGATTCTGTGCGCCATCTCCAAGGCGACGAGAGTATTGGGGATGTTATTTTGGTAGTCCTTTGGGATAACGGTTGAAGCTGCAAGGGCTTTTGCCTTGCGTTGAATGAGGTCAAATTGTTCCTCGGGGTTCTGTGTTGTTATATTACTTTCCATAATTCGGCATCTCCAATTTATTTATTCCTGTGAATCCTTTCCAATTATTGGAGGCTTTCGCCTCTCTCCAGCGCTCAAGGTCTGCCTTGTATTTCACGCGTCCTATTTCAATGTCCTCATCCTCGATTACATAAACGGCAACACCAAAGGGCGGAGTCTTTTCAACTGCTATAAATATAAAGCCCTCACATTTACGATTAAAATGCGCCTCAAATAAATCAATATAAAAGGCCGCCTGCACATCGTAGCGATATTTCAGAGCTGACCTTCCAAATGTGCGAGGCGAGGCGTCCTCAGTAGTTTTTAGATCAATTATTAAATTCAACGGCTCAATAATTCCATCGGGCCTGCATTTCATGTCCTGGACTTCAATGATTTTCTCAACGGCTGTAATTTTAGACAATAGCAATGCAGCCTCTTCGTGCCTATTAATGGCTTCCATGATTCTCTCGCAGATAATTGAGTCAGCTTTTGAAATTACTTCAAGCCCTTCAATGGACGCCTCAAAATTAGCCATGATCTCTTTGCCTTCCTTTGTACGCCTGTCAACCTCTGGAGCGATGGCGTAACGTTTGCCGAATTCAGAGGGTTCTAAAACTGCGCAGTGAACTGCAGAGCCCAAAATCAAAGCGGGCGTTTTCTTTTCTTGAGCTGCAGGATTGAGATACCTATCCCAATAATGCAGAGGCGATTTGTGAATCAGGTCCAGCCCTGACTTTGAAATCTTTTCTGTGTTTTTATGATATTCCATGTTGCAAATTTGCAATAAATTATTTATATTTGCAAACATGTATAAAATAATTTTTACAGGAAATGTCGGCAAGGATGCCGAGGTTAAGGAAATTAAGGGCTATAAGGTCATCAATTTTAGCGTTGCAGTGAAAGTATCGAAGGAAGTAATTCAGTGGACTGAGTGCGCTATATGGCGCAAATTAGATCAATCTGTAGGCATTGCTGACTATTTGAAAAAAGGAACAAAGGTTTTAATTGAAGGCGAGCCATCTGTTGAAATCTATAATGAGAAAGCTTATTTAAAAACGAGAGTTTCAAATGTGGAATTATTGGGAGCAGCACCTGCACAAAATCAAACCGATGACGTCCCTTTCTGAGCTTAAAAAGATGTGCGCTGAGCGTGGCGTTTCTATAGGTCAAGTGTTTGACGATATAGGGATAAATCGCTCAGTACTTTCGAGGTGGGAAAAACGTGAGCCAAAATCTATTTTAACATATAGAAAAATATATGAGCGGATTGAGAAAATACCAAAGCGAAGCGATAATTAATATAAGAAACGCATTCCGAAATCATCGGAAAGTTTTATTTGTATGTCCAACAGGTGGCGGAAAAACAATGATATTTTCAGAGATTGCCAAAGCCTCAACAAAAAAAGTTTTAATCCTGGCACATCGTAAGGAATTAATTGAACAGGCGTCGGAGCGAATCGGTGTGCCTCATGGAATTATTATGTCGGGCGTCGCTACAGATTATACTCAGCGCATTCAAATCGCTTCCGTTATGACAATGGCGAATCGTTTGCATAAATTTTCTCCTGACTTTATTATTGTGGATGAGTGTCATCATGCTGTCGCCGGATCATGGGAGAAAATAACGTCGGCTTATCCAAACGCATTTATTTTGGGCGTAACTGCAACTCCGTGCAGATTGGACGGGAAAGGATTAAAACAAGCTTTCGATGTGCTTGTCGAAGGGCCGAATATAAAAACGCTCATTGATCTAAATTTTTTAGTCAATCCCAAAACTTACGCTTCGCAGAATGATTTCTCAAAAATAAAAACGACTGCTGGCGACTACGATAAAAAGGATATTTATGAGGCGTTTAATAAGCCATCAATAACAGGATCAGCGATTGAGAGCTGGCGCAAATATGCCGAGGGCTTGCCTACCGTTGTATTCTGTATAAATATTAAACACGCTGAGGACATCGCAGGATTATTTTCAATGGTCGGCCATCCTGCAGAGGTGGTGCACGGTGGTTTGGATAAAGCGGAACGAGCTGAGCGATTAAATCGATTGAAAACAGGTGAGACAAAAATAATTACATCCGTTGACATTATCTCAGAGGGCACCGATATTCCTGCAGTCGGATGCATTATAATGATGAGGCCCACAAAATCACTTGCGCTTTATTTACAACAGGCAGGCAGAGGGCTAAGGACCATTGAAGGGAAAAATCATTGCATTATTTTAGATCATGCAGGTAATTGCTTTCGCCATGGTTTGGTTACAGATTTGAGAGAATGGGAGCTCGCAGATACAAAAATAAAAGAGGCTAAAAAAACGTTTACAATTAGACAGTGTAAAAAATGTTATGCAGTTTTCGGAGTTCTCGCAGATAAGTGTCCAGAGTGTGGGGCTGAGGTTCAAAAACAACCGAAAGAAATGAAAATGATTGCGGGCGAATTGGTGCCTATAGATGAGATTCCACAGAAAAAAATTCAAGCAAAGCAGGAAGAGTGGAGTTGTAAAACATTGGCACAATGGGAACGCGTGGCATTTTTGAGAGGGTATAAAAAAGGCTGGGCACATATAAGATATGAGGAACAACAAAGGAGGCAAAATGGCAATTTCAGAAACTGAAATAATGAAACAAATTCAAACGCTCTCCAAAGGGCGTGTCAGATTATTTCGCAATAATGTGGGCTTTGACGCACAAAATAAGGTGCGTTATGGTTTAATGCCTGGAAGCTCCGATTTAATCGGTTGGACAGAGATTGAAATCACTCCGCATCATGTTGGGCGTAAGGTGGCAATATTTACAGCAATTGAGGTAAAATCTGAATTTGGGCGCATCCGTCCAGATCAGCAAAATTTTGTAGATTTTGTGGATAAAAGCGGGGGCATTGCAGGAATTTGCAGGAGTATTCAAGAGGCACGGGCTTTGCTTGGTTTGTCATAGAATTGTCAAAATTGTGGATTGTTTGTTAATTGTTGTTGCATATTTGCAACGCGTCTGTATATTCGTGGCATGGAAATGAAAACAAAAATAATTCAACTGTTCCAAAACAAAGCGGAAGCTTTCTCTTGGATTATGGAAATGGTGCAGAATGCGACCATTGGAGACGTTAACACCGATTCAACTTATTTGAGTCAGTTATGTATTATCTGCGAAACAGAATCTAAAATTTACATTGGAATTTATGCTTAATCTTATTTTATTATTCGTTTACATCGGTTGTGTGACATTTTTATTTATGTTATACTTTACGCTTAAAAAAGAACCAAGCGAAGCGAAACGTCAAGAATTTATTGAAGTTAACGATATGCCTGACTGGCAGCCGTTAAACCCTGTTGCAAAGCATAGCAACCAGGCACTTAAAAAAATGTATAAAGGGAGGGCTTGGAATGACTAAGTTTTTAGAAATTAAAACATACGGAGGTAAGAAATGAAACTATTTATAATATTCCTATTTATAGGATGCTCTCAAAATAAAACAGAGCACACTCTAAAAGTAACAGATTCTATAATTTATTACGATTCTATGATTTTAATTAACGAAACGCCATGAGTACGAATTTAAAACCTATCGAGTATTTCGCCGAGATGATAATGGCAAAAGATAATATTAGCGTTCACGAATGGAATGATCTAATCGACAAGGCTAATTTAATATTCCAGAACGAAATTAGGCACGCCTTTAATGAAGGCAAAATAACCATTTTAAACAAGCTAGAGAAATCTAGCGAAGAGTTTTATAGGGAGAGATATGAAAACATTTAAAATAATCATTGAAATCGAGCACACGGATCGCACGTTTGACACTCCAGAAGTTCAACAATTCATCCAATTTATATCTCATCCCTCATCGGACTTCAAAAAAACAATGCTAAAAACATTCAAAAAAACAGCCCTCGGGGCGAAGGCTTTTAATATCTCGGTAACTTATGGACTTTTACAATAAATATCTCGACACTGCACGGAAGCTCAAAAACGTGCAGTTAATAAACGAATCGAGAATCCGTGAGCTGGAGCGTGAAATACAACGTTTGAAAATTCAAATAATTAACCCGAAAACTATCCCGGCATATAATCGCGAATTAATTCAGATTTTAAACGCTGTGAGTGAATCTTCCATGATCACGCAGGGCGATATTATCGGCAGAAGCCGACAGCGGAGCGTCGCAGTTGTTAGATTCTGTTTTATGTATATCGCGCATGAATCTGGCTTCACATTATCTGAAATCGCACGTTTTTTAAATCGCCATCATTCGACAATAATTCACGGAGTGAGGGCATTTGAGAAATTTATTGAAATCGGTTATAAATATGAATGCAGGGTATATCAAGAGGCTAAAAAGTTGTTATGAGGCACGGGTCACTTTTTAGCGGTATAGGTGGCTTCGATTTAGCCTCTCAGTGGATGGGGTGGGAAAATATATTTCATTGCGAGTGGATGGAATTTCCACGAAAAGTTTTAGATTATTACTGGCCTAATGCAGATAGCCATATAGATATTTGCAAAACTGATTTTAAAAAATATGCAAACACAATTGACATTCTTACCGGTGGATTCCCTTGCCAACCATTCAGCACCGCTGGAAAAAGAAAAGGGACAGATGATGAACGCTACTTGTGGGGCGAAATGCTTAGAGCAATACAAGAAATTAAACCAAAATATGTCATTGCAGAAAATGTCTTTGGTATCACGAATATTGATGGCGGATTGGTATTCGAGCAGGTGTGCCTTGACTTGGAAGCTGAAGGGTACGAAGTTCAGCCGTTTATTATTCCAGCTGCATCCAAAAACGCACCACATAGGAGAGATAGGGTTTGGTTTATTGCCTACGCCAATGGCACAAGAAAGGAATACAACAAAAGAAAAAACAATAGAAAGACAAAAGAAGTACGGGGGAATGAAAAGAGCTATGTACTTAGAGAATTTTGCAGTTATGGGAATGCTCCCAACGCCAAGAACATCGGACGAAAGAATGCATTGGAGAACGGAGAATTGGAAAGGGGACGATTTAGGTTCGGAAATCAATCACATACTTGGGACACGTTCCCACTTGAATCCCCGATTTGTGGCGGAGATGATGGGCTTCCCACCGAACTGGACGGAATTACCTTTTCAAAGTGGAGAGCAGAATCAATTAAAGGATATGGGAATGCAATAGTACCTCAGATAGCTTTTGAGATATTTCAAAACATAAAAATACATATAACTAATAATCAATAATTTAACTAAAAACTGACCGTGTAGAATGTAGGAAAAGTAGTGTACTTTATTCTTTTTATTTTATTTATAAATACTTTGTATTTTTTTAAAGGGAAAAATATACGCTCCTACACGATCAATTATATATCAATAACTTAAAAAAAAATTTGCTACACAGATGCTACACACATGTACACTATTTAAATCACTATTCGACACAAAAGAGGGCTCTATTCCATTCGATATGAGCTTGTTAGAGGTTATTGAACGCATAAAAAATGGAGACTCAAAGGATCACGTTGAGAAATTACGTCTACTTTCTGGGGATGAATACGATCAAGAAAAAAAGAAATCAATCGTGATTATGTTCAATGGGACGTTTGCCTATCGAAATATCAAAGGCTTAAATGAGCATTCTGGACTCATGATTTGCGATTATGATAAAATTCCCGAAAATGAATTTGAAACCGTTTATGAATCGGTTAAAAATAACCCTTGCGTAATCACAGCATTCATCTCGCCATCTGGTAAAGGGTTTAAAGCAGTCGTTTCAATACCAAAATCGACAGCTGAGGAACATTCGAGGCGTTTTAAGGCATTTTCGGAGCGTTACCCATGTGAGTACTTCGATAGTAAAAACAAAGACGTCTCACGCGCTTGTTTTGAGTCATATGATCCAAACATATATTACAATCCCAATGCAACAGTATTTGCAGAGATTTCCAGCGACTATCAAAATTCAATTTCTGAGAGGCCCGCAGTTTTGCCAATTACCAATGAAACCGAAATAATTAAAAGGCTTATAACTTGGTGGGATCGAAAATTTGGATTTGAGGAAGGCTCAAGAAATAACAATTTACTCGTTTTAGCACAGGCATTTTGTGAGCATGGCGTTTCACTTGATTATGGCCTTAATTATGTTTTAAATAACGTAATTTATGGAAATTTTACAGATGATGAGGCGAGCAATGTTTTTAAAAATGCTTATAATCGGATGAGATCGAATGCAGGGACAAAATACTTTGAGGACATCGATAAAATAAATGAGATTAAATTTGCATTAAAAACGAAAACAAAAGAGGAAGTCATATCTCAGCATGCAGTGACTCCGGAGGTAATATCTGAAATTGAGGGGACGCATGATGAAAATCAATTCTGGGCCATTAATTCAAAAGGTACGGTTATAATTATTCCGATATTTTTTAAAACGTTTTTAGAGCGCAGAGGGTATTTTAAATATTATCCAGAAACTGCAGTCAAACCGACATTTGTGAAAGTTAAATCAAATATCGTCACAATCACATCTGTTGAAATTATCAAAGATGACGTTTTAAATTATCTTATTGAAGAGCCCAACGTTTGGAATCACGTCTCAAAATCAAAACAGCTGTTTTCTGAGCAGTTTTTAACTATGCTGAAATCTATTGACATGGAAATGATAAAAGACACGAAATCGACTGCCTATGTTCCATTTTTAAATGGGGTTGTAAAAATCACATCAAAATCAATTGATCTGCAGAAATATATCTCATGTGATGGATTTATATGGGATAATCAAATAATCAAACGAAATTATATTTCTGCGCCAATTGAGAACAATTTCAGAGATTTGGTCCACAAAGTAAGCAATGATGAATCATCAAGAATTAAAGCGCTCGAGTCAACACTTGGATATTTAATTCATTCTTACAAGGATAAGCAGCATCAAAAGGCTGTTATTGTAAACGATGAGCTTATCTCTGACAATCCAAACGGGGGCTCGGGTAAGTCAATCATGATCAATGCGCTTAAGCACTTCCGAAAGGTGGTAATAATTGACGGCAAGGCATTTGATCCAAACAAAGGGGATTTCATTTACCAGCGTGTTGATTTAGATACTCAGATATTGGCATTTGATGACGTGAAGAAATCATTTAACTTTGAGGCTATATTCTCATTGATAACGGAAGGCATAACAGTAAACCGAAAGAATAAGGATGAGATATTCATACCATTTGAGAGGGCGCCTAAGGTAATCATAACGACTAACTATGTAATCAATGGCTCAGGATCATCTCATGCGCGCAGACGTCATGAAATAGAATTTCACCAATATTTTAATGAGAGCCGCAGTCCTATAGATGTTTACGGGCGATTGCTATTCGATTCATGGAATACAGACGACTGGGCCTCATTCGATTGCTATATGCTGAGCAATCTGCAGAACTATTTAATTGATGGGCTTCAATCAGTCAAATCAATTAACTCAGAGGCAAAGCGTGTTATTCAAGCCACATCAAAGGACTTCTATGACTGGGCTACTGAATACGAATGGACTGACACACGCCATCATATTGCATCAATGAATAACTCATTCGCAGAGATGACAGGTAATAACAACGTCAGCCCGAAGAGATTCGCTCAGTATGTGAGAACTTATTTAGGTTACAAATCCTTCACATATAATGAGGGACGAGGTCACAGCGGTATATTTGTACATATTCAAGCTCCATTCTAATGCCAAACTATCCAACAGGTAAAATTGTCAGAGTTAAAAAAGCTTTCGAGACCAAACCTCGAGAGAGATCCGACGAATATAATACAAGGCAATGGCGCAAGCTAAGGGCCTCGATACTTATGGATGAGCCATTGTGCCGAGTCTGTAAGCTGGCTGTTGCAACCGTTATTGATCACATCAAAGCTGTAAGAAGTGGCGGAGAGTTCTGGGATTTGGAAAATTTACAGCCATTGTGTAAGAGATGCC